ACCCGAACCGCCACTTGCACCTGGTGTGGATGCGTATGGATCAGATTGTCTTGAACCTCCTGCACCACCACCTTGAGCAGTGATTGTTCCGAATACTGAATTTTGTCCTGAGTCACCTCTATGGTTACCTGGTCCTGTAGGTGTTTCATCACCTGCGCCACCGTTACCAACTGTAACCGAAACACTTCCGCCTGGTGTTACACCATAAGTTGCATGATAAACTAATCCACCTGCGCCGCCTCCGCCGCCGATAGAAGCACCACCGCCACCGCCACCTCCGACAACTAAAACTTGAACTGCACTTACACCAGATGGTACATTAAATGTACCTGAAGCTGTAAATGTTTGAACTACTGGTGGTTGAACTGTTATTGTAAATTGTCTATCACTCGTATTTGAAGCTGCGTCTTTAGCTCTGATGGTAAATGTTGATGTTGTATTTGAACCAACTGCGTCAGCAGTACCACTAATTAATGCACCTGAACTTTGTGAAGCAAAACTCAATCCCGCTGGAATTGAACCTGATTCTACTGTATATACTACATCACCACCTGATTCTGGGTCAGCAGCTAAAACTGTAAGAGATATACCACTTCTTTGAGCGTCTGTAAATGTTCCTAATGAACCAGCAGCTGTGCTAAAAACTGGTGATTGGTCAATATTAATTTGATTTGCTAAAGTATTTGTTAAACCATTTCCGGCTGTTACTTTAACATCATAAGGTTCGCCTGAACCTGGTAAATTTGATTTAGCAACTACGCCTGTAATTTGTGTAGAACTATCTCTTGTTTGACTTGCAAAAGCAATTGTTGAACCTGAATCATTTATTAAACTTGCTGTTGCAGCTGCGTCAAATCCTTGACCTGTAATAACAAATGTGTGATTGCCTGTTCCGTCACCTGATAATGCGTTAGTAGGCGATACACTTGAAACTGTTGGCAAATTTACAAAGTTTTTTTGTGTCATCTTTTTAATTGTACTTGAAGAAGCGTCAAATACCAAGATTGTATCTGATTCAGCAGCGCCTTCATTTAAAGCGGCTGTTCCGTCAATATCTAATGCTATTGTTGTATTTGATTTAGTTAATCCTGCTCCTACCTGAGCCGTTAGATTTGCAACTGTAATTTTCTTTAATGCACCTGAAGCAGATGTGTCAGATATAAGTACAGTATCGGCTGTGTTGGCCGCTTCAGATAATGCTGTTGCGCCTGTAACTATATCAGCGTCAAGGTTTGAATTTTTAATTTTATTTGCCATATTACTATTTATACACCCTTATTAAAGCTCTTTAATTGTTATTACATCCGCAGCTATTGGAGCCGAACCAAATGTTAATGTTGTTCCTGATATTGCATAATCTGTTGTAGGTCTTTGAAAAACACCATTTAAAAATACCAAAGTATTTTGTACAGTAACACCACTTGTAACTGTAAATGCTACAGTAGAACCGTCACCAGTATATGCTCTTGTGTTACCTGTTAACTGGCCGACACCAATTGTTTTATTTGTTAGAGTTTGCGTTGCAATCTCTGAAACTAATGTTGAGTTACTGCCTTTAGGTAAAAACATCTGATTAGTAACACCCTCACTATGAGGTTGTGACTTGATTATTTGACCATGGGAGTTAGATGAGCAATTTAATTGAATTTGACCGTCTGTACTACCACCGCCTCTAAATTCTGTAATATATGTTGTACTAGCAATTAATAAATTGCCTGAGGCATTTGTAAGTGTTTCTGTTTGTACACTTGTTAAACCTGTTATTGTAGTATTAAGAGTAACATTTACAGTATCATTTGAAACTGCTGTAGTTAAGTTTGTGCCACCTGTAATACCTAATGTTTCACCAACGGCAATTGCAGCTGATGTCGAACTTTCATCAACAACTGAAAAGATAGTACCGTTTAAATTTGAACCATCTCCAAGATGAGAATAAATTTCATTAAAGTTATCATTAATTAAATCACCACCAGCACGGATAGTAGAACCACTACCGTCATCCGCTGAAGAACCTATATTGATTGTTTGTTTAGCCATTCGTTACTCTCTTATTTTCCCTAATATTTATACAAGTTTTACCATTATACTGTATCAAAAGTTACATCTGTTTGGTCAAATGTAATATCTGTTTGGTCAAAACCAATACTCGGTACAGTTATATTAATTTCAGTTGGATATCCTATGTATGTTCTTAAATTATCAGTACCTAAACCAACAAAGTCCACAACTTCACCGTCTTTAGATGTACTATTTAATCCGTTAAATCTAAAATCTGCCCAATTGACAAAAGTCATAGGAGATACATATTGATTTGAACCCTTAATACCACTAGCTATTGCTGTGGTTTGAGCTTTTGTGTGGGTGCCACTAAACATATTATTTGCACTAAATGGTTGTGAAGACATTTTTGTACTTCCCATACTCATACCTGTCCAAGCATATCCTCTTAAAAAGTCATTGCCGCCAAATGAAATATTGTATAGTGTACTTGTTTGACTTAATTTGACAGTCATATGTCTTCGTAGAGTTACATCTCTAGTATTTTGTGGAAAGTGTTCAATTGTACTATCATCAAAATCAGGATCCACACCTAATTCTGCATTTGCTCTTTGAGTTGTACCATCATCTGTAGTACCAAGTCTTCTACCAAATATAGTAGAGAATAATTGTGTGATAACTCCAAAGATTGGACTTTCTTCAATACCTGATATGATACCATCAACTGGTTGTGAAATCTGAGCACTAATTCTACTTTCAATGTTTACTTGACCTGTAAAATAAAAACCTGCTGTGTGCATAGTCTTTTTAAATGAATCTCTCCAGTCATTAATAACACGACCAACTTTAATTACATATGAAAAGTCTTGATAGTATAAACTATCTTGTATTCTCATTGCGTCATCTGATATATGACCATCTTCATTTACAAATGTACCTGCTGTATCAGCTAATGCAACAACATTTACTGTCGCTGTTGCTTGGTCAACTTTAGCAATTGTAGCTGTAGCGCCGTTTGATAATGATATTTCTCGACCTGCTTGAAAAGTGCCTGAAGCAGCTGAGAATTTTAAAAGTTGTCTTGTTAAATCAAATGTTCCTGATGTAGCACTAATAGCTGTGCTAGAACTATCAACGGAAGATAATGCTAAATCTGCAACAAAAGAACCTGATATATCTTTTAATATCATATAACCAGGAATAGATAAAGTTGGTGGAGATGGCGACTGATTATATTCTGCACCTGATTCTACCACTTTTAATCCTAAAACTTTTCCTATTTCAGTACCGTGAGCAAATACTGTTGCATTTTCTCCTGCTGTTGATGTAATTGTTATTGTAGGCACTTTAACATAATTAGAACCAGGATTAATAATTCTTATATCTGTTATTTGACCATTACCTGTACCACTTTCTTGTACAATTTTATTTCCTGAATATGGGTCACCAATAACAGTTTGGTCTTCTAAAACAATATGGTCTTCGGTACTACCTTCGACTTGAAGTCCACCATTTACAAGAGATACAGCAGCCGAAGCTCCGCCACCACTTGTATTTGCGTTAGCAAAAACTAATTCATCACCTATTTCATATCCCGTACCAGCATTATCAATAACGAATTCTGTAATACCTCCATTACCAACTGCGTCAACTGTAACAAGACCGCCTTGACCACCACCCGTAATTGAAACATTATCATTTTCATTACTGTAGATACCGTCATTTGTAATTGTAACTGTTCCTGGAATACCTGTTGATGTGACTTTAATAAAAGATGAAGCTGTATCAGATTCAGTACCTCGTATTTCTTCACCTGTTACAAAAGACCCTACAATGGTATCAGCATTTAAAGTAAACTCTGTAACTTCATTTGCACCAATTTGAAATTTAGATACGGCTTCAACTAATGCTGTTGCGCCTGAAGTTTGACCTGTAATTGCACGACCAATTAATAATGTCGTATCTCCAGCAATGTTAACACCTTGTATTGTTCTCAATACTTTATTTGTTGTCCACTTACCGTCAGATACACGCAACATTTGTTCTCTAGGGTAAACTGTTTCTGATGGTTCACCAAATAACATTCTAAAAAATATTTGATGACCTCTACTTGTACCTTTTGCTCTATATACAGACTTAATATTTTTAATTAGATTTCTTTTATTTAAAGCTGAGTCTAAATTTTCTGGTATTGTATTTAAAAATTCATTTCTAAATTTAGTTAAGAAGTTAGAAACTACTTTATCAGGATCCCTAAAATCTAATAACTCTTGTATATTGTTTACAGGATTTGGTCTATAATTTCCTAAAATACATTGAGCATTTGAATTAGAACCAACTAATATTTCTCCTTCAATAAATTTATTTTGAGCTGAAATATAAAGCTTGCCATTTGCTAAGTCTTCGTTTAAAATAGCGGATGTCGCTTTTGAGGTTTGACCAGTTATAGTTTCTCCTCTAGTAAACTTTCCATAAGTTGAATCCTCTAACATCAACTTATCGCCACTATCTAATTGTGTTCTATCTGTATCTAAACGAGAAGCGTCTAAAAGTAATACACTATTATCCGTTGTTACTTCCGATTCAAGCCTAAGACCGTCTGTTACTTCGACACTTGTTACAGAAATCTCGGCCGATTCCATAAAAGTGTAGTAAGATTTTAAAAATTCTACAAATTTAGGATGTTCCTGTAAAACGAACTCAGGAACCTGAGTGTTTATGAGATTGGATATTTTGTTAGTAAATTTTGCCATTTACCAAGTCCTTAATAACTACTTGTTGTCGTATAACCTACACCTGCACCAGCAGAGCCACCAACAAAGGTGTCAGCTTCTACCGTGATTATTGAGTTTGATGTATCAATATTTAAAATTTGGTCTCTAACAGGTACAACATCATTTGAACTAGGTACAACTGTTAATTCAATAACACTTGAAGCTGCACCTCTAATATTTTCTACTACTGATACATTTAATGAATTGATAGTTACCTGGCCTGTTGCGTAGTCTATTGTGCCTTGTGTACTATTAGCATATGTTCTAACCGAACCTGATAAACTATATCGTCTAACATTTCCTTGGCCATCATCATCTAAAAAGAATATAGTAGAAGTATCACCATCTATTTTAAAACCTGTTGATACTAATATCCCTCCAGCACTACTATTATGACCTGAATGAGGATTATAAAGAGCGTTTCTGTAATATACATCATATCTTGTTGATGTTCCTATTGATGGTGTAAATTCTTTTCTAATTTTTAATGTTGTAATGTTTGAAATAATACTTGTATCTGTATTATCAATTAAACCAATAATTTTTGAATATCTGAATACACCATCAAACTGATTTAATGTATTTGTATTGTAATTAGTTAAAGTAGTTATAATATTTGATTTTATAGTATCTGAAGTTTTAGCCGTTGTTTGTTCATTATATTTTACATTTGATGTTAATAAAACAGTTGTTGTTTCTGGATCCACAATCTCTGGTCTAATAGATACGACATTAAATTTTTTTAGTTGATTTTTAATTGTTTCTTTTGTAGATGTTGTCAGTACAGAACCCGAAATAGGTTTGATTGCAATTTTAACAACACCGTATTGTGGTGTTTCATCATCTTCACCACCCCAAGCACTTACTGATTGTGCATTTGGATAAACTGATTTTACAATTGTTTCATAGTCTTTAGAAGTAACAGCTCTATCTTGTGCTGTATATTGTAAAGGTGCATTATATCTAATTGATTCTTTTGTTTGTGCTTCTGAACCATTAGCCGCATTTGATGTAGTTGTTATTGTTACATTTGAAAAACCATCTACATCACCTGATAAAGCAAATGCACTTGCTCCATTTCCTTCAGTTTTATTTGTTACAATATATTCTAATATTACAATATTGCCGTCTGATAATTTTTTACCTAATAATCCATCACCAAAATAAACTTCAAATTTACCGTCTTCTACTTCTTGTAAAAAATAAACTTTAGATGTATCAGATAAATCTGAATAACCTGTTGCAAGATTATAAACTGTTTGTGTACTATCGCTAGATGAATTCTGTATTGTTACTTTTAATGTTGATGTATCAATATTATTATTTTGTAAAACAAATGATTGGTCAGGATCCGTTGTATCAGCTGTGTATTTAAAAGTTACTAAAGTCCCCTCATAAACATTTACATTTGCAAACGAAAAAACACCTGAATCTGGTTGAATTGTGTATGACTGATTGGTTACATACTGATAACTTGTTCCATCAATTGAAGATGTAAATACTGTACCCTTATCCATAGTTAAAGATGTTGTAGTGACAGGAACATCATTAACTCTAACTGTCAACTCTGCACTTGAAGCTCTACATGATGTTGGTGTATAACCAATCATCTTTGCTAATGACACAATGTTTTTTCTTATGTCAGCTGAGTCGAGGTACATTTCATTTGCCAACATATTGGCATTGAAACCTAAGTAGTGTGTGTTATAAGATAGAACATCTAGTAGAACAGCAAAACCAGAACCTTCAAAATCATAATCCTGAAATTCTGATTGACCTTGCATAAAGGTTTTTAAATTAGTTTTTATATTATCAAAATCTAAATCTGATACTGTTAATTTGTTTGAAGCCATCTATTTACCTAATTCTTTTTAATGTTGTTGTAACCGAAACTGGATTTGGCAAGTTTAAAACATAAAAGTTTACTTCTACACTAATTCCGTTTCTGTCTGCGTCTTCACCAACCGCTATAGAAGAAATATTTGCTCTTGGTTCATAATTTGTTAAAACCTCTTCAATTTTTCTTCTTATGAATATGCCTGTCATAGGTGTAAAATTTTCAAATAATAAATCTCTTACACCACAACCTAATTCTGGATGAAAAGGTCTTTCATAAAATTGTGTGTTAACTAAATTTCTAACACTTCTTTTTACAGCATTAACATCTTCAATTTTTACAACATCATTAGTTACAGGATGTCGTGTAAAATCAAGGTCAAGGTCTTTATAAGTCCTTACCGCCTTTTTACTTTTGTTTGTGCTTGAAGCGTCATAGTTTGCCATATCGCTAATATTTATAACACTTATCTAGGTTAACCTGAGAAAACATTAGGAGAACCTGCAGCTACACTCGTACAACCAGATATTCCGTCACCAACTCTACCACAACCTTTGCCGTTTACAAAAACTGTTGATGAACCGCTTGCTATCGGAGCTGCGTGAGAAGGACATGGTACGCCAGGTAATAAATGACCTGTATTGTTATCTCCTTGTCGAGATATACCAATACCATTTGCAAATACATTTCCTGACCCAGCTGCTCTTGTCATTCCTGAACAATGAGCCACATCTGCGTCACCTATTCTAGTTACCGCTGGCACGATTTAATAACTCCTCTAATTTAGATTGATATGTTGACATTTC